GAACAGTAAAAGAGTTTTGCTCAATATGTAAAACAGTATGCTGTGTATTTAATTGAGTAGAAGAAATATTATTATATATAGCTATCGCAACGCCTGATATTGTGACCTTCGACCCAACAGACATTCCATGATTACGTTGAAATACTCTGACGAGCTTAGAACCTGCACGAGTAAAGAATGGATCGTTAGTCAATGATGCATTATCGACTCTTGCGTTAACAAATAAGGCAGAACCAGAAGTATTGAACTGAGCAGTATTGACCCTGAACATTAAGTCTTCATTCTGATGAGCAGTCCATGTAGAGGCATTTTGCGATTTAAACAATACACCTGCATATGGTTGCTCAGAGATCAGGCGTGGTGTCGGTGTAGTAATATCAATACCGCCAAGCTCAGAAGTCCATACATTATAATTGTTTGAGTTAGATAAAAGGACTACACAATATTCGCCGACGTCTTGAACAAAGACGGGTGACTTCATATAAAATTTACTTGGCTTATTTGCCGCTAACCATACATTACCGTCTAATTCAATAGTGTTTGCCGATAAACCATAACCCGCTGGTTGATTCTCATCACGTAACTCATATGGGTAAAGTGTGACATTAGAGAATGGTAGAATTGTTTTCCCAGGGTATCCATTTACAACTTCACGAATCTGTAATGTTACTGGTTTAATTGGATCGACCGATGCAAACCATACATCAATAGACGTAATGAATGCACCACCACGGTTTTGTACCAGGAAGGTTTGAGCCAAAGGATCATACCAACCAGTATCACGAATAACCCGACCCACTCTTTCGTCTGTAATGACAGTACGATCATCTGTTACAACAGTACGAACTATCTGGCCATTACGAACAGAACTATATGTCGACTGCCATGTCTGTAATACGCCTTCTGCATGATAGTTGCCAAACGCTCGAGTCTTTGCGATCAGATCGTTATTAGTAGTATTGTCAATCAACTTAAATTCGCGATTTCCAGTTTGGAATTGCACCGAGTTGTCATTAGGTATATCGAACACACCAGCAACGTCACCGCCAAAGTTTGTCAATAAATGATCCCCCTTTTCTGTCGGAGCCCATAAAGTAACTTCACCTTCTGAACTAGAAACCGATCCTCCAATAATATCAGTTGCAAGGAATGTGCCCTTAGTGTTTACGACCAAGACTGAGCGAGTTGTTCCACCAGGCTGAACTTCCTGAAGTACACATACCGCAGTGGCAGGTGATGTGGCAGGGCTTGCATAGGAAACTGTACCGCGACGTTTAACGAATACTACGTCCCCTTTGTTATATGAAGTCTGAGTATTACCATTGAACCTTCTTGATGGTTCATCGTTATCTTGCCCAACATTAGACTCAAAGTCAAACTTGTCGATGTCATCTACATTTAGAGGATTAGTACCCTTGAAAGTCAATCTAGAGGCAGGAGTAATATACTGAGTAATATTAGTCTGGTCAAAGAAAGGATGTACAATAGTTTGTAACTTTAAACCACGAGCCAAGAATACTACCTTTCGTGAACGTATGAAAGGCACAAGCGAAGTAGAAATAACTCTATCTGACACAAATTCTTTTGAGAATGTTGCACGAACTTCGGTATTGATACCTGTACGAGTTTGACCACTTGCATTAGCAATAACCTCGCGAGTGACAACTCGACCACCTGCGGTTCCATTAATAAGAGCAACCTCGGCTCCTGTGAAGGTTTGACGGTTTTGCCAACCTGCGACACCTAGACCAACGTCATTTGTAGACCAATCAGCCGCACGAGATAAGGTATTACCCGTTACCTGAGTCCCACTCCATTGAGTCTGCCATGCATTCCATACAGTACCAAGCGCACCTGAGTTTTGCTCTGCGGCTCGGACGGCAGAGAAATTGCCTTCTACGTCATTGATGATTTCTGGAACACGCTGTGTATCGATCCATTCATCAGAAGGAGGATTCAAGTCTACCGAACCGATAAAGGTAAAGATAGCAAATGGGTTAATATTCTCTGGGCGAGAAGCATATGTCTGAGCAATAAATTGATTTTCTGTATAGGGTAAAGTAATCAAGTCACCCGTTATTTGATAACCCTGAATCGCGCGTTCAGAATCAGATCGAGCCTGTTCAATCAACTTCACGTTATCCATCACATATGTTGGTCTTAACTCTTTAGCATCCATATCGATAGACGCTTTGTAGTCCGTAGAGAATACATCACCTGTAGTATGACCAGCAAAGTTATCTACAATAAATCCGTTCTTAAATCTATTGATACCAAATTCATCAGGTACATTTAAAGATGAAGCCTGTTGTTCTAGTAATGACAGAGAAGTGTAGTACTCAAGATTTTCGATACGCTTTTCGAGTTTACCAATGTCACGCATGGTAAACCTGCGGTTATCAATTTTTTGAATATTTACATAATTAGGGCTGAGGGTATATGGGGCAAGGCTAAGAGTTGTTAAATGCATTGTTAGATCTGGCGTCTCAGGCGAAACTGCATTATCTGCAGAAGTGCCTTCGGTTACAATAAAATTGCCTTCGAGGTTTAAAGATATTTTATCAATACGAGGAACATAATATGTATAATCTACTTCGGTTGTTGTCCCAGGCTTTGGGGGTAATGCCAATGCACCACCTGAACTTGTAAATGAAACTCCATCATCGCCCATGCGAGGACGAAAATCTATCACGTCCGCTAAAAAGACAACACCATATATTGTTGAATATAATGGAATGTCTTCACGTCTAACATTTTCATACGAATCAATACAAAAGTAATCACCAACTTCAGAATGTTGATAGTAGTCAAAGTAAATTCTTAACGAACCAGTAGGAACTGCAAAGTTTGGACGACGAATTAATTTAGACACGTCATAATGAGTATCGCGTTGACCGTCATCTAATTGAAAGTATTGAGTAATATCTACTGCACCAGCAGCATTAAATGCACCAGTGGCGGTCGACATCATAACTTTACGGACTCGATATACGTCAGCTTTACCAAGTGATATGTTTCGTTGTTCAATTGCCGTTGTCGTAGTAAGATCAAAAGTAGCATAACGTACAGGAGTCTTTTTCTTAGGAGTTACAGTTACTGAGCTATTTTTTATAACAGGAAAGAATACAGTGTAAGTAGTCGATGCTGTTAATCCAGTAATGGTAAAGGACTGATCATCTATAGAAACGCTAATTCCAGCAGGGACAACAAATGCAGAACCTGAAGTCGAAACTATAATTTCTGTCAATTCTGTATTAGGATCAATTCTAGAACCAACACCAGTAAGACCTGATACTTCAGATAATGAAATAGTCAAAGACGTCACGCCAGAACCAGTAGTCTTTGTAGCTTTCTGCATAACCGTATATGACATTTCTGGAATAGCAACAGAAGGTGTTTCATCCTTTACAGTTTTAATAAAACCACGACCCAAAGGAAATAACGAAATTGCTCGGGTTGGATCGTTTACCTTAGAACGATGAATTTTATAGGCGACATTAGTTGCACCAGTACCCGAAGCTGAGATAGTTAAGGTACTGTCATTTGTGATGACAGTAATACGATAATAGTTTCCACCAACATCGATAAAATCACCGACAATAAAATCTCGCGAGAAACGAGTACCCGAACCTGTTATAGCCGTTCCTGATACTGATACATTACCCTGAGCATCTGCGTTGACAATGTTAGCGACCTGTGAACTGAAACTTGCATTGTCAATAGTCTTTACGTCACGTTCAAAAGTCTTATCGGCATTAAGAACAATGTCAAACACATATAGGCGGTATTCATTTCCTAATCGCTCAAGACTACGAATCTTAGCAGTACCCAAAGAACTTCCAGTAGAACTCTTTAGGTTTACCGAAACGAAGGTTACAAAATCAGGAACACCGACAAAATTATGGGTCATGATATAACTACCAATTGTCGTAGCGATTAGGTCATCATTAATTTGCTTATATACACGAGCCTTATTTACCGTAATGAATGTGGTAGAAGGTTTCTCGATCTCGTACCCACGAACATAGGCTTTGCCAGGCTCTGCTGCTAATACGATTTGGGACTCAAGTCCAGTTAATGATTGACCATTATTGTATTTTGGATTTTCATCGAACGTCCATGTTAAGGCACCGTCTGAAGCATCGCCTATCAAGTGTGATGGCGTGGTAGAACCAGAAGTTCCTGACATGGTAGAAACATAGGTCTTAGTGTTAGAGGTGATAACATCGCCAATCAGATATGATGCGCCTGATACCCATTCGCCACGATCATTGTTACGTGATTCTTTGGCAGTCATTCTAAAAGAACTTACTGTGTAGTCACCAGATTCATCAAAGGTACGACGTGCAAGCTCTCGAGATAATTCCGAATATTCTGTTTTATTGACATGAGATTGCTTTGCGCCTTCTTCGGTTTGCATCAACTCGATAAAGGTTTCATCGGTGATTGAGCCTAGTGGTAATTTCTTTAGCAAGAGTTCTAATTTATAACGATGAGCCCCAGGTGCACCATAGTTATATGTCCCATTTGCATTATCGTTTAAGGTCTCATCTTGTTCTGGTGTGACTAATGTTTCGTTTACATGCAAGCCAATTCGATATGATGGCTCTGATGAATATGCCTCAAGAATTAAACTTTGTTTTTCAACAATAGCAAAGTAACTACGAATAAAATACACGCCTCGCTCTATCTCTACTGCTGAACCAACACCAGTCGATTCGGATACTGCAGTATTGATTCTATATGTGGTATAGTTCTCAGAGTTGGTTTCAGAAATAATAACCGATAGCGTCTCAGCATCATTGAATACCTGAGTAACATTGTCATCACCGGTTGTATCATACTCAACAAATAGTGTTAGAGGGTCAGTGTTGGTCGCCAACTTATAATGTTTAACAATACCCTTGACGCCCGAACCTTCACCAGTAACTTCTTTACCGATCATTGAAGCAATATTAGCATCAGTGACCGTTATACTAGTGGCGGATTGATCAGATCCTGCAATAGTTTGTGTAGATGAAATGTTGCTAGTCATTTTTACATATTGAAGTTTTGTATTTAACGAGGTTCCACCTGGGATCACCATCGAGCCTTCTTTAAATATCGATTGACCGAAACGATCCACCTGCTTCTGGTGCATTGACTGAAGCTGATTTAACTCTCGAGTCTGTACGGCATACCCAGGACGAAATAAAATCTTCAGGAACTTCTTATCTTCGCTGAAGTCATCGTGGTATGGTGCGGTATTAAAATTGATTGGCATATATTCCTCTGTTAATACTCAAGTACAAGCGTAATGGTTTCAATCTGTTCGCTTGTTCTATCAATTGGTGTCCTATTATTTATAAACAAAATATCGCCCGAATAGGGTTGAACCTCTGGATTTAAAATTTGTGTAATTGTTGCAGTTGCTCCAGACTCCGAACTGATTGATTCAATTTGAAAATCGATATTGTTTGTAAGAGTTTCGTCTCGAATATATCTAATCTTATTACCATTTATCAAATCTACATTAAGCCCTATTGCTCCAGAAGTCTGACCGTATATAATGTCGTCTTCGTCAAAGGTTCCAGAGATATCAGATATGACTAATGTATTTTTTGCATTAAGCGTTCGCGCAGTCGCAAGAGTAGAAGTCCCATAAATAAAAGGGCTATCAAGTAACACGATGCGCCTAAAATCGTTTTGAACCGTGAAGTCATCTTGACCTTCGTTATAGGCAAAGTTAAGATTCATAAGAGCATATCTAGCATACAATTCCCTTTCTGGAGAAGCGCCATGACCTCGGAAAGGCGATATAATAGGTCTTATCACTGCAGATGTTATCGAGTTTGCAATAACAACTGCCTTTGCAATAGCGAATCCACTACCTGATCTTCCAGTAGAAACATCGATATTAGTGATAATTCCATTTTCATTAGTTTCGGCATAACCATAACAAGAAGAAAGCACTATAATAGCCGGACCATCTGTGTATCCTGTTCCGCCTAGTATAATTTGAACAGTTAGGATTTGCCCAACAGCGCCAGTCGTGGCTGTACCGAAAGCAGTTTCTACTGCACCAGATGCAGAGACTTGACGTATCATGACAGGAATATTAATCTCTGGGGCAGAAGGGTATCCTGTACCACTGTCAGTAACAAGCGCCGAACTTACCACACCACCAGAAGTCACTATTGTACACCGAGCAGTTGATACCTCGTTTCCGTCGCCTTTTATAAAAATTGGCAAGTCTGTGTCATCATCAATAGATGCATTAAGTGGATAACCACCACCACCAGAAATTAATTTTAGATGATCAACAGAACCTCTTATGGATTCAGATTCAATAAATTCATCATTGTTCATTGGCAGAATACCAGTAACAAAGAATTTACGAATAAGTGAATCTGACACAGTGAACATGAACTTCCACTTATATCCGTCTAATGTGGTATTAATACCCGAAGTGACATGAGTAGGTTTTGATGTAGATTGAGAACCGTTATTATTTGAAATGCATTTATATACTTTCTTTTCGTTAGTGTATACATAAAAATCTAATTCGGTTAAATCAATAGCATCATCATACTCGGCATACACTGTTCCAGTAGTCCAGTCGACACGTCTAAACCCAAGAACCATATCCTGAGATATGACACGTTTCATTGCAGTCATATCACGCCATGCATCGTATTCAGAATCAAGACTGTTATCTGTGTCGGGCGGGAGCGCATCATTTCCCCAAGGCTGTGAGCGACCAATACCTACATAAAGATTCGATGACTGATTCGATACTGAGTCAATCAACCTCTTTGCATTCAGATAACTTAGCTTGGTAGATATACTTGATTTAGTTACCATTACTTCCTCTATATTGTTTGTGTTTCTTCAACTGCATTTAGCGTGGCCTGAGTTGCCTGTCCTGAAACCGTAGATTCTAGATTAAAAGATATGTCTGCATAATAATCTTCGGCATAATACATATCAGAGTTAACATAATAAGATTGAACAAATCCTGTTATAGAATCCGTTAACTGAGGCGACTCTAATACTATATATTCAACAGGATCTTTTGTTCCGACAAATATGAATGCATTCTTAACTTCAGTATTAATGAAATTGAAAGTAAAAACATTACTGATCACCTCCATGCCAGCAGGGTGAGCAAACTTCTTTAAAGGTTGCATCCATGAGCTAGATTGGTGCGTAGTTTTTACTTCATATGAAAACTTTTGATAATACTTTGAATCTTGTAAAACGATTGACTCAGATAACTGACCACGAACACCTTTATAATATCCTTGATACTTCGCCAAAGCTCCGTAGGTCAATACAAGTTCTGCACCGACACCGTTTATACTATCAATATTTATTATCACTTTCACTAATCCATAATCATCTGCCAGAGCAGCGAGTTCTGTTATAATACCATAGTTAATATATGGATCTATTTCAGTTTCAGTTATTAGCCCATAGTCAAGGAATTGATATAGTAAGAAATCTATTAAATAATATTGACCAAGATCGTTTGTAGAAATAACAGAATCGGGTGTATTGCCAGAACCAAAGTCAGAAATGGCATAACCAACAATACCACCAAGGGAGTTTACGCTTGTAACCTGAGCAATGACCGAAGAGCCTTGAAATCCTTGTAGGGTTATCTTATCACCGATATTATAACCAGTACCTGCATTGTTTATAACGAATCCATTTGCGCTTCGATAGATCTCTGCAGAAAGAGAAGAGTTTACATATATTGTCTTATGGTCAGTGAATTTGACTATTGACACAGTTTCTGGTAAGAGAGTTAACTCATAAATTATTATGTCCTGATATATTTTACGCTTTACCGAATCTACGACTGCAGTTGCATTTGAACCTGCTTCGTATATACGTTTATCTGCAAAGGCATATGGGTCACCATTCAATGGCGTAATGCGAAGGACAGTTTCTACATTCCAACGACCGTCGGAAGGTATTAGTACCGAGTCCCAAGGGTAGTATATTTCTACTTCATCATCGAGGAATAATCTAAAGAATGTCTTAATTGATTCTTCTGAACCTTTTGACTTCCATACTTCGCTTATCTTGTCGTAGAATACTTGTGGATTAGCAGCATATTCTTGCTTAGATAATATACCAAGCTCGCGCTGTATATAATTTAAAAACTCTGGTTCTTGCTCGCGTATATCTCTTTGACTGTACAGATTGTTTTGATAATATGAAGACTTATTTTCAGTTTCAAGGTAATCAAAAAATACACGTGCAAATTCTACGAGTTCAGGGTATGACTGAACAACATGGTCAGGTAGAATAGAAGTTACAAAGGATGCGACATTGGGGACATTCTTTTTAGGCATGTCTAGACACCAACCTATAATTAGAACCACCTGCGGCAGAACCTGCTACCACATTATCGCTTGTTCCTGTGACTGAAATATTTTGATAGTCTATGCTAACCAAATTATTTCTTAAAGGAGAAACATCGTTAGAGTTTGGTATGAGGGTCAATTCAATATATGTTCCAATAAACGAAGACACATTAAAATTAGTTAATACGATCTTACCTGCAAGAGCATCGACATAACCAACTTCATCGGCAACAGTAATTTGATTGACTCCTCGACCACGGATAACTCTTATTATTCTTTTCCCTTGAAAATTTAAATAGTCTTGCAAGGTGCATTGCTCCCCGCCGTATGTAAATATACTTGAACGATATATCACTGGCTCATTTGAAGATGTGATGTATATAAAGCTTGAAAAATTCAATTCATATAACCTAGCCTGATTCATTATAGGAATAAATCGTTTTTTCATGTACACTCTGACAACAGAGTTTAGTATTGAATTGTCCGAGTTATCAACAACACCCAAGAGAGTTGAATATCTTAAGACACCATCAAACATTTCAAGATTAGAGTTGTTATAATTCTGAATAGCAGTTTTTACTTTGCTTGTCAATTGAGCAACCGAAAGGGTAGTTTCTACAGGATCGTATTTGTAAAAGACTTCAAGATCGACATAGGTATATATCGGATCTACGAACTCAAGCGTAATTGATACAACTGCTTTAGGACGTAATACTG